AGTTGGTGCAGTTACATATTGATTACCAGTACTAATAACATTAATTGAAACTACTTTTCCATTTTCAATTACAGGAAATGCCTCGGCAGTAATTCCATTTGGACCAGTTGGAGAACTAATTGTAACAGTTGGTTCCGATGTATAACCAGAACCACCATCAGTGACACTTATAGATTCAACAGAATAATATAAGTTTCCAAAATAAATTGCTTGCCCTTGATATGGTCTATTGGTTCCCAAACCAGAAACTGTAATTATATTTTGACCTATAGTAGCATTTGTATTTGCAGTTCCAGTATATCTAAAAATTGATCTACTAGAGTAATCCCCTACACCATTTGAATATAATCCATAAGTTCCGAATGAATTGTTAGAATTGGTAATATCACACTGACCACCAGAAGATGTATAAATCGCAATATCATCACAAATTGTAAAGATAGAAACTAATTGAGCATAACCACCATTGGTAATTGACACTCCAATACCACCTTGATTATATTGTGTATAAGAATCAACACTCATAGAACCTTGAATGCCATTATCAATTTCATCTCCAGGTTCTGCATCAAAACCATTTACCTTTAATCCAATGCTATTTGGTATAAAATTTGTGCAGTTGCGAATATAAGGACCTTTTGAAATAATTCCGACACCAGGTGAGAACGTTGTTCCTTCAAGTTTTGTGCTGGACCAATTGTTACTTGATTGTCCATCATATGCTGATGGTAGTGTTGTATTAATTCCTGCTCCACCAAGAGCACTCAAACCATCATTAATTATTGTAGTCACAATTCCAACACAAGAATATAATGCAGAAATTACATTTGAACAAGAATTTAAATTAGTATTAGATCCAGTTGCAGAATCTGCTTGAATGGAAACATCCTTTACTTGTGTATAATAAGACTGATAATTTCCACCACTTGTTTTTGCAAAAGAAACATTATTAATACAAGACCTTGCAATTCCTACTGCATAATTAAAGGCATCTATTGTTTCGGTTTTAAATCCAACAATATTCTGAAGTGCTCCTCCTGCAGTGTAATATGATTTTCCTGCAACCACACACTTAGAATTTCCACCCCTTGTAATGTCATGGCATACTGCCTTTAATGCAGATACAACACCTTTTCTAATTGTACTTATTCCAGAATTAAATATAGGATTTTTATAATCTGTGCTGGTTAAATATCCTACAGTTTCTTCAGAAATAAAATCAAGATTCATACGAATCATTCTTGCAGCATCAAAAAATCTATGAGTAGAAACTCCAGCAAGTGGTTGAAATGATACTACCGATGCACCATTTGTTGATGGAGCACCAACAAAACTTAAATCTGTTAAATGACATCCATTATTAACGTGGAATAAATCAAGTCCAGTGTTTTGTGGTGAAACTAAACAGTTACGCAACTCTGTTCCTTCCACTGAAACATCTTTTGATAAAACTATTGGATTATTTTCAACATAAGTTCCTGGAAAAACTTTAATTGTATCTCCAGGTAAAGCAAGTGCTGCTGCTGCTTTTATAGTTTTCTTTGCATCATTATTCAACAATCCAGTGTTTGAATCATTTCCTTCAAAGGAAACAAAGATTGTTTTTCCTATAGTAGTGCGAATTCCTACATTAACTATTCCCTTTCCTGCTGTTTGTGTAGATGTTAAAGTAAGACCGGTCCCAATATTAATTTGAGTTACAATACCTACTATGGATTCCCCATTTCCAAGATAATTATTAGTGAAAATTGTTGTTGCAGTTAAAAGACCAACAGTAGCAGTTCCAGAAACACGAACATCAGTTGCGGTTAAAAATCCTATAGTAGCAATACCAACAGAGGCAAATCCTACAGTTGCAATACCAATTGATGCAAGTCCGACATTTGCATAACTAATTGTTGCAATTCCAATAGAAGCAGCAGCAGCAACTATTCCTCCACTAAAATTACCAGAAAATGTACCTGCAGTTAATATTCCCGATACTCGTACATTTGTAAAAGTTCCAAATCCTATTGTTGCAATTCCAATTGATGCTGCAGTTCCAACCAATAAACCCGATGTAATCCTAGTATTATTAATAAAATCAAGGGTTGCATCATACGAAGATAATGTATTAAGACCAGTGAGTGTATTTGCAGTAACAATTCCCAAAGTTGCATTGGGTGAATTTAAATTAGTTGCAGTTAAAAATCCAACAGTAGCAGTTCCAGAAACACGAGCATTAGTTGCTGTTAAGAACCCAATTGTAGCAGCACCTGATATTCTGACATTTGTAAATGTTCCAAATCCAATCGTTGCAACTCCTACAGAAGCAAACCCAATTGATGCTAAATTGGTTACATTTAAGTTAGTTGTTGTTGTTAAACCAGAAACACCTAAAGTTCCAATTGTACCAATGTCACTAATATTTAAATCAACACCAGAAACTGTTCCACCAGAAAGATTGACTGCTGTAGTAGCAGTAGCAGCATTTCCTCCAATACTAATATTCTGAAAACTTCCAGGAGTAATAATGTTTGCAGTGTTTGCTGTTCCTACATTAATGTCGTAAAATCCCTCTAACCTTTCGGAAGGAACTATACCACCTGTAATATTTGATGCATCAGTCAAAGCATCAGAAGAAGAAGCAGAATCAACAGAAATTGGATAATGACCAGATAATCTTGCACTGCTGATTGTTCCTGCAGCAATATTTGCAGCATTCGTAAGTATATTTGCACTATTTACATCAATTCCATAATAACCAGATAATCTAGAACTACTAATAAATCCACCAGTTATATTCGCAGCATTATTTAATCTATCAGCAGTTGCTGCGTTTCCTTGTAGAGTTCCAACAAACTTATCTGCGGTTATAGTTGTAGCACCAACTATTCCACTATTCTGTAAATTGAGATTATCTCCAGGTGCTAATTCCTCAATCTGTTGAGTTGTTGGATTTGCTATAAGTGGAAATCTGTCCGTCATTACTTATTGCTGGTACTTTTTTTCTTATAATATATAGGTTTCATTCTATGGAGCATTTTTAAACAGTTCCAATATTAACAGTAGAAGAAGATATTTTTCTAATTTATATCTATAGAACCAATTTGGGGTCCTGTCAACCAATTCAATTCTTAAGAAAACAGTTCAACCCAAGAATGTATGGTTTTACCCCAGTCATAATGCTCTCTTGCATAATGTTGTATCTCTTCACATTTTTCTTTATATTCCTTTGGATTATCTTTATAGTATAGTAAATTTTTTCTAGTTTCGTTTAGAAATCCTAATTCATCTAAAGGAACTAAAATTCCTCCACCATGTTTTCCATTTTCTTCAAAATATCCAACAGGAGTTCCTATAACAAGTTTGCCAGTCCTCATTTGTAATGACTGAAACGTGCTCATTGCAAATTGCATCAGAATCTTCATGACCATAATGAATAATATAGTGCCCACGAGCACTCATCATCTTACAAAATTTAACTACTTTTTGAGTATATGCACAGGCATTAAAATCTTTACTAGAAACCGTGTGCGGTAAACCAAGAACATGAAATCTCATAATAAAAAGTATCTTCAGTATATATTATATCACGGTTTTGGATATTTTTGCTTTATTTTATCAATCTCTGCTTTCCAAGCATCATAACCACCATGATATAAGAGATCAAATTGATCAGCAAAAGATGGATATTCTATTGCTCTAAGTCTTTGATATTCATTGTGATCATATTCTGCTTGAAGTCGTTGCATCTCTGCTTCAATTTCTTCAAAAGTTGGTTTTGGAATATCTTCAGAAAACCACTTTAATTGTTCATAATCACAATCAATACAAAACCATTGTGATTTTGGTGCTAAAGATGAAATTGCCTTATAAAAAAAGTTTGATTCTATTGTCATGCTACTATCTCCATTGCCGTAATTGATGCTGCTCTAGTTTCACCACCAGTTCCAGTTAGAGCACTTACAGTTCCTCCCAATTTACTTCTAAAATAAAGTTTATATTCTACAGAAGATGTTGTACTTGGAGAATCTATCCAAGTGAGCGATGCACCTGAATAAACTGGTGGTGAATTCGTACCTACAAATATCATACCATAAGTTGCATCTCCAAGATTAGTACCACTTCTAAAAATAGAAAAATATCCACCATCTCCACTTGATGCTTGAGTTTCTTGATTTGCTGAGAAATGTGAAATTATAAGTATTTTACTAGAAGTAGAGTTTGGGATGATTGAAACTGCTAAACTTGATGCCTGAAAAGATGTTGATGTTGTTGAGTTCGTTAAACTAGATGTTGCATATGCAACTTGTATAATACTTCCACTAACACTAACACCTGAAGCACCTTGAGTTCCTTGAGTGCCCTGAGTGCCCTGAGTACCTTGAGTACCTGTTCCTGTAGTACCTTGAGTACCTGTTCCTGTAGCACCTTGAGTACCTTGTGTGCCTTGAGTACCTTGAGTTCCTTGAGTACCTTGAGTTCCTTGAGTACCCTGAGTACCCTGAGTACCCTGTGTTCCTTGAAGTCCCTGAAGACCTTGAGTACCTTGAGTTCCTTGAGTACCCTGTGTTCCTTGAGTACCTTGAGTACCTTGAGTTCCTTGAGTACCCTGTGTTCCTTGAGCACCTCCTCCACCAGAGATACCTTGAGTACCTTGAGTTCCCTGAGTACCCTGTGTTCCTTGAGCACCTTCTCCACCAGAGATACCTTGAGTACCTTGAGTTCCCTGAGTACCCTGTGTTCCTTGAGCACCTCCTCCACCAGAGATACCTTGAGTACCTTGAGTTCCCTGAGTACCTTGAGTTCCCTGAGTACCCTGTGTTCCTTGAGTTCCTTGAGTTCCTTGAGCACCTCCTTCCCCAGAGATGCCTTGAGTGCCCTGAGTTCCTTGTGTTCCCTGAAGACCTTGAGTACCTTGAGTTCCCTGAGTACCCTGTGTTCCTTGAGTTCCTTGAGTTCCTTGAGCACCTCCTTCCCCAGAGATGCCTTGAGTGCCCTGAGTTCCTTGTGTTCCCTGAAGTCCTTGAGTACCTTGAGTACCTTGAGTTCCCTGTGTTCCTTGAGTTCCCTGTGTTCCTTGAGTACCTTGAGTACCTTGAGTACCTTGAGTTCCCTGTGTTCCTTGAGTACCTTGAGTTCCCTGTGTTCCTTGAGTACCTTGAGTTCCCTGTGTTCCCTGTGTTCCTTGAGTACCTTGAGTTCCCTGTGTTCCTTGAGTGCCCTGAAGTCCCTGAAGACCCTGAAGACCAGCAGCATAAGGGGAGGTCCAAGAAACTCCAGCACCTGTAGAAACAAGAATAGAACTTTCAATACCTACATTGTTATTAAAATCTTTAAGACCAGAACGAAGTCTTATATTTCCATTTACGTCTAATGGGTCTGTTGGGGTTGCAGTTCTAATTCCAACTAAACCATCTAAAGTTGCAGTCAAAACAGTGGCACCAATACCAACATTAATGGATTTTCCTGCTGTTAAAATTCCAGTAACATTATCAAAAATCAATAATGAAGAAGTTCCAAACTCATTGTTATTATTAAAAAATATTTGTTGATTATTTCCTGGAGCAAAAACTCTAACAGTAACTCCAGTTCCTGGGGAATTATCTGCATTTAAATAACCAGTTACACTAATTGCAGATCCAACAAAATTTATTTGAGTAATGCTACTCACACCAGCATTACTGGGGACAATAATATTTTCATCATAAACACTAATAGAACCAGGTATCAATCCACCTCCAGGTGGAATCCAATATCGTTGTCCTGGATATCCAGGTACTGAAACAACTTGATATGGTTGACCAAAAGGAAGAGATTGTTCCAGTAAAGAAGGATCTCCAAGATTTGGTTCTGCTTGATTTATTGCTAAGTACTTATATCTATCACTTGTTAAATCGGACTGTGACCTTCTTTTTACTCTTCCACTTAAATACTTTGTCATAATTATACAATGCCAGATACATTAGTTTCAAGAATGCTACAAAGGAATTCCATTTGCAACGGACCTACTTGACCACCACTTACATAAGTGTGTGCAATACCAATGGTTATACCAGAATTGGTCACAAACGTTTTTGATGTTCCTACACTCCCAATAATAGAATCTATAACAAAAGACTTTTGAGGTGATGGAAAAATTGTAGTAGTAAGTCCTATAAACTGACTTGAACAAGTAAATGCAAGACCACTCATTGTGACTTCATCACCTGCTACAAAATTATGAGGAGTTACTGTTGTGACAGTTGTAATTCCTGTTTGATTATCATAAGTGCAAGTAGAAATTGAAACAATCCCGGATTGTATCCCGGAAAGAACGATTGAGTCAGTGATAATTGCACTCTTTTCCAAAACCAGACGACCATCAATCAAAATAGCAACATCATTTGGAGGAACTTCTATATTTTTCGCAATCCTTGTATTCCTTGTATTCCCTACTGTTCTTTGAGAACTACTTGTTCTTCTATGTGTAAGTGTAACTATTGGATAAGTGTTGACTCCAACATTCGCAACTTGAGCATATAACAAAATAGAAGATTGTCCAGTGGGGACTGTATAAACAGTCTGCTCTCCTGGTGCGACAGGAACTGCTATGGTCAAATATGTATTAAGTGGTGAAACTGCCATATTACTATCTTAATGCTAAAATCAGTGGTGTAACTTCTGCCTGAATTGCTCTACTAAAATCTCTCCCTCTAATTGTTCTTGTCGGTTGATTAATCTGAAGACCTTCTCCGATATCAAAATTACCTTTTTGGTCTGTACTTGTGAATGGCACTTGTGCCCCATCTAAAGCAACAATTTCATTTGCTTTTATAGGAACTGCCCCCTGAAAAGGTGTGGAAGTATTTATACTTGTGCCAGTACCAATATATTCAAAAGAGTGAGAACTCGTAAGAATTCTGCTAATTCTTTTTAATGAAACATCTTCATCACCATATAACTCATAAGGAATTCTTTCATTGAATGTAACTGTTGTTGTGCCACCAACAGAAACTTGAGTGGCAACATCAACTGTATAATAAATTGGTTGTGTAATAACTATTGCCGTTGCAGTAGTACCTATACCAATTGGTGAATCAATTTGAACTATTAAATTTTGAGTAGGTAGATAATTTCTCCCACTACTTATAACATCAACTGAAAGGATACTCCCATCATTTGTATCTACTGTGGGACTTAATTGTGCTATAATACTTTGAGGTCCTTTTGGTTGTTGTGTATTATCGTTACTATCAATAATGCGGACATTAGGTGGAGATGAAGCACTATATCCAGATCCAGCATCTATTATTTTAATTTCTTGTACTCTAACCATCGGTAAAGTTAAAGTTGGGAAACTTGCTGCATCTGGATATCTCCCATCCAAATTACTAATCTGGAAAAATAAAGCCTGACCATCATAAGGTCTTCGTGGTACATTATATACATCCTTTACATTTGTAAGTTCAACTTTATCACTATTTGCATTCACACCAGGAGTTACTCTTGTTATAACTGGTCCAAAATTTTGAGGAACAGGATTAACCTTTCCAGTAAATTCTGTAGAACCCAATCCAACTGCATACAATCCATAATTACCAAATGAAGAGTTGGAGTTTGTAAGGTCGCAAGATCCTCCACTATCACAATAAATTCCTTTATCACAATTAATTGTAAAAATAGATACTAATTGAGCATAACCATTGTTTGTAATGGAAACACCAATACCATTTTCATTATATTGAGTAAATGAATCACAAACCATACACTTGAGATTATTTCCAATATTATTAATAGGATCTGAAACACTTGCGTGATTTCCATCAATCTTCATACCAATACTTTTTGTCATAAAGTTGGTACAATTTCTAATGTATGGACTTCTCCATCTTCCAGATGGACCTTCTAATGTTGGTCCTGCAGCAATATATCCAGTATTTGCACGGTCGGCAATATCTATTGGAGGAAATGCAACTGCTGCACATCCAGTATGAGCAATTGAAACTGCATTTGGATCTCCTGGTGCTCCACCAGCAAAATTTAAATTTTCTATTAAGCAACCTCTACGAACGTGAAATACATCTTTTGTGCGATTTTGTGGAACGATTGTGACTAATCTCAAATCTTGTCCTGATACTGTTACATCAGTTCTCAAACCGATAGGATTATTTTCAAAATAAACACCAGGACGTATATAAATTGTATCACCATCTTGTGCAATTGATGCTGCTGCTCCTACAGTTGCTTTTGCATCACCTTCAAGTAATCCACTGTTTGCATCATTACCATCTTTGGTTACATATATGATATTTTGAGTTTGAACACCAGAAGGTCTCCAAGATACTCCGGTTCCTACAGAAGAAAGACGATAATCAAATTTTCCAGTAGCAGTGCTGTTGTTTATATCAATCAATGAAGAATTAAGTTCTACTGTATTTTGAAATAAAACCTCCTTTACAATATCTACATCTTTAATTGGTAAATTGGTTCCAACTCCAACCGAACCAATTCCAGTCGTGGTAAATACTGTGCCTGAAATTCCAACTTGAAATGTCTGAGTAACACTTGCTGTTCCGACAACATCCAGAGAAAAAGAAGGATTTGAATTGTTAATTCCAACATTAGAATTTCTGTAGATTGATGTACTTCCATTTACATAATCCCAATAATCATAAACATAAACATCTGCAATGTTTGAATTACTTGAATTTACAAATGCCTGAACTGGATCAGTGTTAACACCAGCACCTCGTCCTGTGTTAAAATTTATTCCAAAAAAAGACTGTCCAGTTCCAATTAAAGACAAGTCATTATAAACAAGAATTCCAGCAGCACTGGCAGGGGTTATTTCAACCCATCTAATTCCATTAATGTCTCGGGAAAGATAATATCCAGTAACTCCAGAATAATTTACAGAATCATATATATTTTCATCTACTTTTATACTTCCTGCAATATCAAGTTTTTGTGTTGGTATGTTGCTGCCAATACCAACATTTCCAGAATAAGTTGAACCGAGTCCAACAATATTTGAGTCTCCACTATTAAGTACAGTAAAAACTGTCCCACCATACCCAACGTCAAATCTTTTTGTAATTGTTCCAACACCACTTACATTTAAATTACCAAAAACATCAAGTGTTGCTTGTGGATTTGTTGTGTTTATTCCCAATCTATTCAAACCAGGATTATAAACTAATCCGAGACTCACACCGGGATCGTTGCTATCAATAGCACTATCGTTTAAATATGGATAATAATTTTTATTTTCATTTAATGCAATTCCAACTTTTACAATATCTGGATTTTCACGAAGATACAATCCAAGCCAAGGTTCAATTAAATCGGTTGATGTTATAAGACCAGTTCTCGTATCCCTTAAAAGTATACTCATACAAAATAATCGCCGTAAGTAGAATCAGATAAAGTACCTATAATACTATTTACCGTACTTTTTCTTGAATTTAAATCACCTTGTGCAAAAACGAATCCATATCTTTGTACATACATTTTTTTGGATTCTGTTTTAAGATGATTGGTTCCAGATAATAAACTATCTCGTTTCGCACGAAGAGATGACAAATCATTACTTAATATTGTAAATTGAGATGAATATGTCGCACAAGATGTGGAACAAATACTCACATTTCCAGAGGATACGGTGGGAACAAAAACACTTCCTACACCAGAACTTGCAACAATATAAGTATCTGTACCAACACCAAGAATAGGAGAACCTACACGGGAAATGTTAAAAGATGCACCAGGAAATGAAAGAACACCAACACTTTGATTAGTTTGATATCCAGTTCCACCATTATTCACAATCACTGAAGTAATTATTGTCCCTCCACTTCCTACTATAATATCAACAAGTCCACCAGTTCCTATTTCACCAGTTAATTCTTGACGATAATAAGTTCCTGGTGTGTATCCATAACCAGGATTTGTGATTGTTAAACTTGTAATGGAATCATTGTCAATTCCATTTACAGTGGTAGCATAACCTATTCCAGTCGTAAAAGTTGTAGAACCGTCAGTTCCAAAATATGGTCCATAGGGATCAGTTCCAGTATATGAAGTATTTTCTGCATTAATACGATGTGCTTTAACTTGTTCGTAATAATAATAATTACCAATAGTGTAAGTTGTTGTTGTAACTCCGACTATAGCACCAACACTATCATAAATGACCTCTGTACGAGTTGCAGTTGAACCACATCCGCAAGCATTTGCATTGTTTGCAACAATTCCAATATCATAAATCTTTTGATTAATTTTTACGGTTAAATTGCAAACTTCCAAATCAAGTTGTGCTACAGGGTTAATAAAACGATTAATCTTCAATTGCAATGGATCTACCAAAGTACCCAAAGAACTTACTTGATTATCCAGTGAAACAATTTCTGATTTATATTCATCAATAATTTCCTGTACTGGCATATATCAACTCCTTATTGCACTTAAAACATATTCACGATTATCACCTGGATAATCGTCATAAGTACCTTCGTATTCTGGAATATTTTTAGATGTATCCTTTCTTTCACCATAAACAGTATAATAACACTTAATTGCTGAACCAGAATTATTTTTAATATAAATTTTATTTCCCCACTCAATTTTATCTACAAATAATTCTTGATGCATTTCAATTGGTGTAAGATGAACAGTAATGGTCTCAACATCAACTAAATTTTTCCAATAATATGGAAGTTCAATAACATTTTTATTATCAAGTTGCCCTCTCACAAAAACATCAGCAGTTGGACCTTCAATACAAACGTGCCTTAGTCTCCATCCTGGTTTTGATGGATGTGGAATATCAAAATTTTTTTTTCCGACACAAGCACTAATATCTCCAAAATATCGAACTGCGGTTACATTTTCAGTAACATTGAGATTTCCAGTAATTACTTTGTTTGCAGTGGAAATGTGTGCTCCCGAATTGACTTTTATAGCAGAAGATATATCTGCTGCTAATTTCATAGCAAGACCCAAAAATTTAGAAATTCCTATTGTATTTGTATCTCCAACAAAATTTGCGATTCCAGAAACTTCAAGAGAAGCAGGAACAGTAAGACCTGGCACTGGTGGTCCAATCATACAAGTTGCTCTTGCAACTCCAATCTGTGGGGTCAAACCAATATAACAAGGACCATTAATAACTGCTGTTCCCGGAGTAATTTCTGCAGTAGCAGTCAAAAAGGACATATCCAATTGACCTACAATTAGTTTTTCTCCAATGTTAGCAACTGTAAAATCTGCCATTATTTGCCTCCAGGATTATCAGAGCAAATGGAAGCAAAGAAATTTTTAAACCTAGTAATTGCATCTAATATTTTGCCCAAAACAGAAGACTTATCGGAGTCTATTCCTGATTGAACTTCTGCTTGTGTATTCGCACTTAAAGATGCAGTGCTTCCAGTTACTGAAGCATTATTTGCTGCTGCAGTTGTTGTATTTGTTCCTTGTGTAGTGACCGTTGGAGCGTCTTGATGAATTAATTTGGATGCTTGAAATGTAATCTCTCCTCCTCCTGTCCCATCAAGAGCAACAAACCGAATGTTTGCTGCAACAATTGTAACAGTTCCATAGGGTGCAGATAGAACTATTCCTCCATTTTCCGCACGAATAATTTTTGCTGGTTCAGATTCATTGGTAATTTTTCTTCCGACAACTTCTTTTGATGTTTTATCGGCAACAATATCTAAATCACCATTTTCATAATAGATAAATCCTTGACCTTTTTTTGTTGTGCAAGAATAGTCTATCTTCCCATTATGAGGACTTTCTACTCCACAAGCTTCTATAAAATGGTCAGTCTGTCTTAAATGTGGGTCTGGAGTTGTCATACACAATCTATCACTGAGGTTACTGCGATTCCAGAGACTGCTGGAACACCAGTTGTTGAAGAATAATTTGGAGTAAATTGCATAACTGGAATGAGTTCTGCTCCTACTCCTGTGTTGGTATTTATAGTTAGTGTGGGAATGGTTTTAAATTCTCCTATAATATTTGTTGGCAACTTAACATCTACAATTGCTCCACTTCCAGGAGAAATAATTGGTTCATAAGTATTTTTACCATCAGTAATTTTATCCCCAGTTGTATATCCATATCCTGGTTTATCTACCACAACATCAGTAACTGTGCCAGTTATAGAAGAACTTATTCCTGGTGCTGTAACATTGCCTTTACAATATCCATCACCAGAATTTAGAATTATAACTTTATCAATACCACCATCTTTTTCATTCACCTCAACTCTTGCAGTTGCACCTAAACCATAATTACTTTTATCAACAATTCTTACATCTGTTGTTCCATTTGTATAACCAACTCCCCTGTTGGCAATTTGAACAGAGAAAATCTTACCATTATCACCAACTATTGGAATTGCTTTAGCACCAACTCCGTCACCTGTGATATAAACTTGTGGTGGTATGCACGTTTTCCATCTGCTTCCAATTGGCATTCTCATTAAATCATCCTGATTCTGTGGATTAAGAACTTTAGACACACAAGATGCATTATTAAGTGCTCTATCAATCAAACCACCAAATCCAGACCCAAAAGTATCAGTTGCAGAATATAAAGGAGTATTACGAAGAGAAACTTCTATTGAACTTCCTGCTTTAGCAGCAGTTTTAAACACATTAACATTACTAACCATTTTTTTCCAATCATCTGCTTCTTTTTCACTTGGTCCAAATTTTGCTGCCCAAGTATGTGGTTTCTTGCAAGCAAGTCCAGTGCATTCAAGAAAGCTAAAAATTTGAGATGCCAAAGAACTTGCTTGATTTAAAATTCCAGAAATTGTTCCTAATCCACCAGTCAACCAACTAATACCAGACATTATATCAGATAATGCATCTTCAATCGCATTCATTAGTTTAGCAAGAATTCCAGCAGTCCATTCTTCTGCTGCACAAAGAGGGACATTTACTGTTCTATCTACTAAATCCTGTAAAGCATTTGTAATAAAATCCAAAAGACTTGATGGAAGTTTTTCTAGAATACAAAAAATTCCATCAAGAATTTTCTTCATTGATTCCAAAACAATCTTTTGTTGGGGTTGTGGAACAACAAGACCGACTAATTTTCTAAATGCCCAAGTAATACATTTAAAAATTGTATTTCTTAAATTATTGATAATGAGTTTTACGATACTAAGTATAGACCTAGCAGTATTACGAATTTGATTTCCTATATCTACAATTTCATTTAATACAGTATCTACATAAACATTTAAATATCGGTCTAATCCATTTGTAATTGCCATAAAGCTCTGAAGAGCTTGTGAAATATCTCCGATTAATCCATTCTGACAACCATTAGGTATTGTAATTTCTACATCTGCTTTTTTCGCAACTTGCCATATAGATGATGCATCAAATTGAAGTCTATCTCCATACTGAGGAAATACACGAGTAGTCCCAGTGTAAAATCCAACATTTGAATTAAAAGCAATATCTACTTTGTCTTTTGTTGATAGTGGAGAAGTTTCTGTTTGAGGATTTTCAGGAATAATTTCTTTTTCTTTTCTTGCACTTCTTTGAGTTGCTGGGATATTATTTCCAGGATGTCCAGTAAATGGTTTGAATTGAGAACTTTTTTCTTTTGCTATTACCTCTTCTGAGATTAAATTCTTAACACCATCACTACGATGAAGAAGACCCATTATGACTGGTTGTTGTGCATCATCTCCGTCAATAAAAAATCCAAAGCAAGTCTCACCACCCTTTAAATTTATTGTTGCTCCCATACCACCTTGACCACTTCCAAAAGCAGGGTCCATCATAATCTGTGCCCAAGGCAAATCATCATCAGGAAGAACATTACCATCAAAAGTATGATGACCAACAATTCTTACCTTACATCTTGCTGCCCACACTTTACCGTCAGAACCCTTTTCCTCCGAAAACTGAGATTTGCTTTTCCAAGAGTTTTGATTTGCTACTTGTCCAATCCACCAATAAAAACCATCTTTACCAATGTAATTGGATTTCAATAAAGCTTCTTCAATCATCGTAAATTCTACACTCCAGTGCGTTTGGGTTTAAATCGCAAAATAATTCTAATGCATTTGGTATTAAAGTATTATTTGGATTATTCTTTTGATATTCCAAAAGTTCTTCCAAATGTGCTTCTAAGTATCTTTTTCTTTGTTTATTTAATGATGAATTTCCCAATTCATCATTTATAGTATGTATGAATTGTTGTAAATCCATTTTTCTTACCCGTTTTGAGGACCGTAAAGACCGTAACTATCACGAATTAATTTTACACTTGTAACCATTTGATTTCCTTCAAAATGATGTCTCAATTCTTTAATCAAATAATTTCCACTTTGCTCATCATCTGCTTCTTTATTATCCGATCTTTTGATTCTCGGAAATTGTGCATTTATAATATCTCCAACTTTCAGTTTTATATTACAAGGTATAACCATATTTAGTGCTTGAGTGAATAATAAATTATATCTAGAATAAGACATTGACATATCCGCACCACTTCTTGACTTGCCACTTACAGTTCCATCATTATTCAAATTTCCTCTATCAGAAATTTTAAACATAATTCTACTAATACTATCTCCAAATTCATCAGAAACAGCAATATTCTTAGACGCACCTAGTTTATTTTTAACTTGGTCTTTCACTGTGTATTTGTAAATATCTAAAGTGTTTGAATACAAATCAAAATAATATGTTTTATTTGAATACATACCAACTCTCAATGATTTCATCAAATCAATATTCTTTTCATACTTATAGTTTAAAATTCTAAAATTTGTTTCTACATTATTACTCTCAATGATTGGAGCATATTGATAATTATATATTGATTCCTTATCGGCACTATTGTTTTGAATTTGAGTGCTTGAAACTAAACTATCAATACTTCTAAAATTAAACCCATCTTTGTTTTCATAGAATAAGAATCCTGCAGTTCCTTTTGCGATTCCACTATTCTCTCCACCTGATGTTCCAGAGTTTTGACCATTTGCAGGAACTGCTTTTGGTCCCAACCAAGTCAAAGTATGAAATGGTTTTCTATTGTTTCCAATAAAAGAAAAATCATTTGATGTTCCTTCTATATTTTCACTCTTAAATTTTTTAGTTTTTAATACATCTTTTAAAATTTTAGTTACTGTAGTTTGAATATTACCTGTATATTTTCTTTCACATCTGACAGTATCATTCGTCAAACCTTCACGAGAAACTAAGTGTAAAGTGAACATTTCACTTGACTTTTGTGCATCAAGATTGCTAACCTTATAAACATAAAAAGCAGTATCACCGTCAAATAAAAATTCACCAAATGCAGTATCAACACTAATGGAAACTTTTTCTCCACCACGAATTGGTAAAAGATTAAACAAACTTGTACTATTAACTATTTGTGCAGTAGCAGTTATACAAGGAGATAAAATATCCTCAAAGTAATCAAAAAACAATAATGAATTGGTAATATCAATTTTTTTACTACCATCTAATGATTGTATGATAAAATAATTTGGTTTAAATGCTGCTACAGATTGTGACATTAGCTTGCTGACAGATTAGTAAGTAACATAGTCTTCATAAGACTATTTACCAGTTGTCCTTCATCTGGACCAGGAAGAATTACAGTTCCTCCACCACCACCTCCAACTGGAATAAAGACTGGTTTTTGTTGTCCTCCTCCACCTTGAGGACTCATCATCATTGGTATAATTGTTGTAACCTGTTGTAGTTGATTATAAGAAGGGTATTGTTGGAGATTTTGAATCATTCCAGATTGATATGCAGCAATTGCCTCTGGAGTTAAATCTGGACCTCCTATTCCAGGTCTCTTTGAAGCATCCATTATTGCTTTAATTCTGGAAAGATTTGAATTTGGATCACTTGCTTCATTTGCAATAATAGATTTATGGTACATTACATTTAATTTCTGTGCTTTTGCTAATTTTTCAACCAATTCAGCAGTTTTTAAATTATATTCCTTTTCTCCAGGAGCACCAGTTTCACCTTTTGTTACATCAGCGTGTCCTGCAAAAATATGATATGCACGTTTAGGGTCTTTCATCATTGCTTCAACTATTCTTTTTGCATTTGCTTCAGCACCTAATGCCATATCTGACTCTAGAATATTTCCACCTCTATTTGTAACACCCAATCCTCCTCTAAAATTTTTACCATAAGTCCCGAAACTAGAAACAAGTGCTTGAGAAACAGCAGTATCTGGACTGGTATTGCTTGGGATTAATCCTGTCTTTTGTCCTTTTGCATTTGGGTCTGCGTGTAATTCTAAAACAAAAGGATTAGAACCTGCTCCCGAAACTCCTGCCTTTGGTTTGACTTTTACATTGCCACCGAATCTAAAATACTTATCTCCCTCACTTGTAGGTATTTCTAATTTTTTACTTCCTTGTCTAACTTCAAAATGAACGTGAGGTCCCGTAGAATTTCCTGTGCTTCCTACATTTCCAATTACAGTTCCAGGTTCTATTTGTTGTCCTTCTTTGACTGATATTTTACTTAAGTGCCCATAAAAACTACTAGAACCACCAGGATGTGCAATTTGTACAGCATATCCATACCCACCATCATTAAATTGTGCGTATGTTACTTGACCAGGTTGAATCACACTTACTGGTGTTCCTTCCGTAATAGCATAATCAACACCACTATGAATTCTTCCCCATCTCCAACCATAAGGAGATGAAGTATATTTGCTGGGCATTTGACCACCTTCAGCAGTCATATCTGGAAGTTCTCCTGGAATTTCAGGAGCATCTGGAATTGCATCTGGGTCTAAACCGTAATCCAACATCATTTCATCAGAACCAGCAGCAGCTGCGGCACCATTTACCACAGAAGCAAATGACTTATAGACAAAGTTTTCAAACTTTCCTACAGAGTCACTAAATCTGTTTATTACATCACCAAATCCACTTTCTTGAACTGATGCCTTTTGTTGTTGTTCTTGTGCCTTTAGTTTTTCTTCAACTTTTCCAGACACACCTCCAGCACCACCAGTTGCAAGTTCATATGCTCTATCTGCGGTGTAACCACCCAAAAATCCACCTGCCATACTTCCAATTACAAAACCAAGCCCAGGTATTGGAATTAGTGCTTGCCCAATGGCACCACCAAGTAATGAACCAGCAAGATTGCCCACTGCTCCCGATGCTGCTTGACCTGTGCTTTCTCCCTCTGCCAATCCCTGAGCAAAATCCAATCCAGAAAAAACTGCATTCAAAATACCTACAGATTTGAGTCCTCCAAATTGTAACTTAGAACCAGAAACTATTGGTTTTGGTGGTCTCAATCCTCTTGTATTTTGAGGAGCACCCATTTTTCCTCTTGGAGGGAACATATTACCAAGAAAACCAGCAACATCAAGTGCCCCTCCAAGTAAAGATGATAATAAATTTCCAGGAGAACCAAAACTTGAAGCAATGTTTAAGTTCGCAAGTTCTTTAATTTTTCTTTTTTCAGGTAATTTTATTCTATTAATTTCTTTATTTTGAGTGTTTAAAAACTTAGAGAAATCAACAACATCTCTCTGAATTCCTTTTAGTCTTCTTGAGGAATCTCCACTAAAAGAAACTATGTTATTGGAAGCAGAAACTAAAGGAGAAGAAAGTACTTTTTTCATTATCCGTCTACTATATTATAAACCATTCTTGAATATAAAACTAAAAAATTATCAGTGTTTGCAGAAGGTAATAATGGAACTGATGGACCATTTTTTTGAGTTGATGGTGGTGCAGAAATACCTCCTCCACCACCTTGAGATTGTTGAGGCATTGCACCAGACAAATCTATTGGTACAATATTTGTTTGTGATTGTGCTGCTGTTTGAGCAACTTGAGAAACACCTGTTGCTAAGTTGTTGTATTCTTCTAATTTTAATTTTCCAGCCTTATATGCTGCAGCATATTCTTTAGGCAATTCCTCATAACTACCTCCTATTCCTGGTTTTGGTTTATATGTTTTTTCCAATCCTGGAGTCAATTTTTTATACCATTCTCCAGTTTTAACTGATCCATATTCTGGATCAGGACCCCCAGAATAACCACGATCAGTTCTATAAACAATATACTTATCTCTAAGTAATTGTGATATTTTAGCACCAGAATAACCTTGAGTGGTTAATGCTTCAGGAACTCCAGCACCTCTCGTCTTAATTTCATTTGCAGAAAATCTTGCTTGGAATCTCAATCCCTCAGCAGTTTCTTTTATTTGACCTTTGGTCTCATCCCAAACCCCAGCCTTTTTGGCCTGATCGATTAAAGCAGTTCTTCTATCTTGATTCCAACTAAACATACCAGTATTAGGAATTTTTGCAGAAGGATCAGTATGAGTTCCAAACAAGTTTTTATTGTCCATCCCACCTTCTCTGCCAATTTCAGCAATTAATCTTTTTGCTCCCTCATCAGTATATCCAAGATTTCTATATTCATCATATAAAACTGCTGATTTGCCTGCCATAGTAGATATATCACCACTTTTCAAATTACTATAATCCACTGGAGATCCAGGACCAGGACCTCCAGGACCAGGACCTCCAGGACTTCCCCCACCACCTCCTGCACCACCACCAGGAGGTTTGGAAGGACCCTTTCCAATACCAATCATTGTATTAATTGCTGTAATAAATCTTTCTATTGCAGAACTAAACGTTGATATGATGTCTCCACCATCTCCAGGTTGAAGCATTCCTGCTCTAATTTCATCAACATTAGAAAGAGCATTCACTGTGCCAGCACCAACAGCACCCAATCCAAGAGCACCAGCACCAAGGGCAAGCATTTTGCCTCTTCCCTTGAACATATTACCAAGTCCTCGTGGTGCGCTCTTTCTGACACCACCCATGGGAACATCAACATCAATGTCAATTCCACCTCCACCACCTGGAGATGCTTTTGGAAGATTTGATAATTGTTGTACTATTTTTACAATGACCTGACGAATCAATTTTGCAACTTCAAAACTTTCTGTAAATGATTTAGAAAGATTTTTTAAATTGTCACTTATTCTATTCACAAATTTTTTGTTGCCAAAAAACTGAATGAATTGTATTACACTCTTATAGGTACTTAAAAACTTACTTAGAATGCCGGTTGGTTTCGCAGAATCAACATCAGATACTCTTTTCTTATAATCTGTAGTGAAACTTTGAAGAGTATTATTTAAAGTGCTTGTTATATTGTTTGTAATATTTGTAGAAATAGTACTTACGATTGAATCTACTGAAGATGGGACTGGTTTTGCAGTCCCTCTTTGAAATCCTACTATTTTATTTGCAGCAGAAGCAATTGAAGATGTTCCAAGAAAAGAACCACCAGAAATAAAATTTTTGGCGAGTTGTTGGTTTGTATTCTGCTTACCTACTATTCTTTCTGGGTTCAGAACCGAACCTATTACCATCTTGCTTTCTTATTTTAGAATTATTTATTGAGCATTTTGTTGTTTTAGTTTCTCATCTTCAATATGTTGTTGGAGAAGTGCTAAGTAAATATCTCTTTCCCAAGGCATCATATTTTCAACATCCCTAATCGGCCATTTATGAAATTGAAGTAATGCAAAATTAATTCTAAAGTATGACTCCAATTCCATATAAGCCATACTCAACCGAAAAAAGATGTTAACCCCTCCAACGTAACTTCACTTTCCACTCCAGTCTTTGGATTCTTAACTTTTACTTTGTGTGCAAGTTTTGGCATTGTATTAAAAAAGTTTTCAACCTGTTTGAATTGATTTGAATCAAGTGTTTCAATCCAAGAAACTAATTCTTTTTTAGTACAATCAGATGCTGCCCAACTTTCTTCTTCATTAAAGATCATATCAATACAAGAAGCAATAATATCTAAAGATTTTTCAATATTTGATGTACTTTGCTCTGTGTTAAAATCAAAATTATTTTTAATAAACTGGTCTAAAGATGGATACTTCATTCTTAAAACTAAAGAACTATCAAGTTTAATATCCGTGCTATGATTTTCTTCTTTTTGAACTTGAATCTCATCAATATAAATTGTGACTGGAACTTGAGTTTCCATATCATCACCACAAGTAATAATTAATTCAATAGACTCACCAACAGATTTTGAACGAAGGTTTAAGAACAAATATTCAATATCAAAAGTTGGAAGTTCTTCTACTTTAATTGCTTTTGTTAAAATACAATCTTTTAATACTTGCTTGATTGCATTTGTAATTTCTTTTGTATCTTGACTTTCAAGAGCAAGAATTAATATCTTTTCTTCTTTGACTAGAAATGGTCTGTATTTAATTGTTTTCCCAGTTGATGGCAAAACCAATTCATACGTTGGTGTAGAAATCTTAGGTAATGGCATAATTCAATGTTTCAGTGCTTTTATTTATTTACTCCTCGTTTTATGTTTTTCAATTACATAACGGGAGTAACTAAAGGTAACTATTGTTTTAGTGATTGTACTTCCTTCATAAGTCACTGGCATTGCTGCTATGTTTGTAGGGAAAGCATCAATCAAACGATAAGTTATTCTTGGCACATCATTAGTTCTATTCAAATCTCTTTCAAATTTTACAATTGATATAATTCTCTTATATGTGTCGGGATATTTAAGTCTAAAAAAATCTGGACGATTTTTTGCGTCTCCCTGTCCCCTTGAATTTGCTTTAACTTCTCCAGCATCTGTATAAACAGGATTGATATAATTCATCCATTCTTCAAAAAGACGAATGAGTTTATAATCATAATCAACATAAAATGTCATTGTAACATCTGGATAAACTCTTTTAGTTGGAAACCTCTCTATCACTCCTTGACGTGACCCAATCTCTTCCGTGACATCAAAGGTTGCGCCAGGAAGTGAAGTCTCCGCACAATAAAAGTCAAATTTTGAAAATTCTCCATCACTTGTAATTCCTGCATCTGCCAACCAATTCATCAATAAATCACCATCACCACGATTAGTCAAGTGCAATGATACCTTAAATTGACTTGTAAGGGATAATTTACCAAAGATTTCTAATGCTTCATCTGTTGTCTTATACAAAAAACCAACTTCAGGTTGTCCTGCTCCTGGTCCTCTTGATGCCATTTATAAATACGATTAAGATTATATAATATGTATGCCTCGTAACGAAGATAGTAAGTATAGGCAAGGAAAATATAGACCACAAAACCCAGAAAAATATAATGGTGACCCAACAAACATAGTTTATAGGTCATCATATGAATTGAAGTTTATGCAATATTGTGACCTAACTGAAAGTGTAAATGGTTGGAAATCTGAAGAATTTTGGATTCCTTATCGTTCTCCAATTGATAATAAAATTCACAGATATTTCCCAGACTTCTTCGTTAAATATAAAGACAAAAATGGAAATAACAGACATCTGGTTGTAGAAATTAAACCACAAAAAGATTTAAAAATGCCAGAAACAAATCCAAAAAGAAAAACAAAATCTTGGGCATATGCTGTTAAAACTTGGGCAGTAAATCAAGCAAAATGGGAAGCAGCAAAGGAATATTGTGCAGACAGAAATTATGAGTTTCGTGTTCTGACAGAAAAAGAATTAGGTATCAAATTATGATAGCAGAAGAAATTATAAAAGAAACGGGAGGAAAATATAAAAGCACCAGTTGGTATGTCAATTCATTGATGAATTCTTTATTAGAATACAACAAAAAAGATATCAATCAATTAGATACTGGATTTATAATTCCTGGTGATTTAGT